ACTCTTCTTCGTCCATACGCAAAACAGCCCTCTCACCCATTTTATAAGCAAAAGCCACCTCAAGTGCATAATTGTCTATACAGCAAGCTAGGTTATTGGTCTCTTTCGCGATGCACAACCTCTCAAGCACAAGCTGTGGTTTTTTGTAGATGCCATCCGAACATAAGTTCCACCCACAAAAGGTTGGTTTTTGCGTGAATGATACTTTTGCCTTGAGCTTGAGCAAACCTAGAAACTTTTCCTGGTCAAGCCGGTGGCGGAGTCGGGCATTGGCACACATGTCATCGCCTGCAAAACAAATACGCTCATGACCTTTAATCTCATACCTCAAGAAAGTGAACAGCATATTTGCCATGGTATTGAACAAAAAGGTACTAGCCTCCCCAGAGAATCTCATAATTGCGAAGTTGCCAAGCTTTGACCCTAAGTGCATTTTGATGAACTTGTAATCTTCTATGAGGTCTCTAGGTAATCCAAGGTATTTCATGACATGTAGTTCAAAAGCAAGTATATATTGATCTTGGCTAGCATCGAAAGCTTCATAATCTGATTCAGTGCAGACTCCTTCAAAACTACCACGAGTAACCCAAGCATTTAACTCTTCCAGGCCCTTGCCACTATGTATGTAAAATTTCTCTGGAAGCACTTCAGCTATCTTCCGTTCAATGTAACGAACGAAAGGGGCTAGCCTGCAGAGCACTGCGTGCTGGAAACACACTATAGCCTGGGCTGCTTTTGCATCCCTGAAGCGATTGTCAAATTTCGTGCAGTGCTGGCTCTTCATAAATACTAACCCTGTGTCAATTAGCCAGTCTCTGCATGAGCGCCCTGCATGGTTGGCGATAGTAGCTGCACTTTTTGAGGTCTTTTTTTCCTCAAAGTCAGCAAGAGAAGCGTCCATGAACGCTTGGTTATGCGCTTTTTTAAGTGGGACATGCTTTAGGAATTCTTGGAGCATGAACTCACTAAAATTGCTAGCATCCATCAATTTCCGAGCTTCAACTGCTGGCTTTGAGAACCGCAATCTTTTCCTAGCCCCCATAATAAATGTGACCGTATCACTCCCTTTGTGTTTTGGATATATTGTTTCAAAGCGTTCAGCAGCGTTGGTCAATTTCTTCCCCATATTCTTGCTATGCATGTCGGTGAACTGCTCACTAACAAGGTAGCCCATAC